AAGGCTAAAGAGCCTGATATAGATGCTTTAATTGTAGATGAAGCTCAGGATAGTAATGTTGCTCAAACAAAAGCTTTAGAAAAGATGTCAACTAACACTAAAGAATACTACATGGTTGGCGATGCAGATCAAACTATATTTGAATTTGCAGGAGCTAATGCAGATTACTATCATAGATTATCTAAAAATGCAGAACAATTGGAAGAGGGTTATAGATATAGATTATCTAAAGATGCAGAACAATTGGAAGAGGGTTATAGATGTGGTCAAACTATAAATTCTTTATGTAAGGATATAATTAAACCTATCTGGAATCATTACGGTTATGATCGTATATGGAAACCTGCAAAAGGAATAGTAGGTAGTCATTATTATTTACCAAGTTTAAAAACTAATTGTTCTTCTATGGAAAAACTTTTAGATAAAATAGAAAATACTAAAGAAACATTTCTATTTACTTATAGAGGTAATCCTTCTGATAGTTGGGTCAAGGAATTTTTTAAATATCATGGAATCGAGTTTGCTCATGTAGGGAACACGGCCCACGTGCCAAAGAAAGAATTAAGATGTCATAAAGTATGGCCAGAGTTTGTAAAAGGCAAACCGGTATCACTAAGACAAATAAAAGATTTGGTATCACTAAGACAAATAAAAGATTTCTGGAGTTACATAGGAAGTAAAGTAGTTGTTAGAGGTAAAGGACAAGAAACTTTTGAAGATTGGATTAATCAAGATTACACAATAGATACTTTAATTAGTAAAGGTTATTTAAAACCAACACAAGAAACTGATTTTGCAGAAGTTAGAACTAAAACAGATAAAGATAGACTTGTTTACATAAAGAAAATTTTAAGAAAAGGTTTTGATTTTGATGGAGACGTCAGAGTTAAATATGGAAACATACACACTGTAAAAGGTATGACGTTTGATAATGTTATTGTTGATCAAACTGCAACAAGAAGAGAAGATTACTTTACTCAATTAAGATTAAAGTATGTAGCCTATAGTCGAGGAAGAATAGATTGTTGGACTATAGCATCACAAGGTAAATATACATTAGGAGGAAGAAGATGACACATAAAGGACTATTTAAAGATATGGCTTATGATTCTTTAGAAAAGCAGGTAGGTGGGAAACATTATAAATCGATGAAGATTCAACCCGCACAATTTATAAATGAAAACAAACTTTTGTTTGCAGAAGGTAACGCTATAAAGTATATATGTAGGCACTCAAACAAAGGTAAAGAAGAAGATATTAAGAAAGCAATTCATTATTTAGAGATGATATTGGAGAGGGATTATAATGTGTAAACATCCAGAAGATCTAGATCTAGAAGGTATAGATACTGTAGCAATCGATATAGAAACCTATGATCCTAATCTTAAAACAAAAGGGTTAGGTGCTATAAGAGGCGATGGATTTATTACTGGTGTAGCTGTAGCTACAGGAAAAGACACAGTTTATTTTTCAATAAAACATAGTGACGATAATAAATCAGAGGAAGAGCTAAAAGAATTTTGGGATCAACTAAATAATAAATTGTTGCAAAACCCTGATATTACTAAAGTTTTTCACAATGCAATATACGACGTTTGTTGGTTAAGAGCAACAACAGGTAAGATGTTACAAGGTAGATTAGTTGATACCATGATTGCAGCATCTGTAATTGATGAAACTAGATTTAAATATTCATTAGATTCTTTATCAAAAGATTATTTGAATGAAGCTAAATATAAATATGACTTACAAGAAAAAGTTTTAGAGTGGTCTAAAGGTATGATTAAGGACCCGATGTCTAATATGCATAGAATACCGGGAGCACTTGCAAAAGATTATGCTAAACAAGACGTAGATTTAACTTTAAAATTATGGAATCTATTTGATAAAAAACTTGACGAAGTATTATATACTAAAACACATGATGATGGCAAGGTTGAAGAAAAAACTTGCAGAAAAATATTTGAATTAGAAACAAAATTATTTCGTTGTTTAGTTGACATGAAATTTAAAGGCGTTAGAATTGATGTTCCTAAAATTAAAAAGTTTGGTGCTCACCTTACAAAAAGAAAAACTCAAATATTACAAGCAATTGAAAATCAAACAGGTATTAAGATTGATATTTGGGCAGCATCTTCTATTAAAAATTTATTAGATCAACAAAATATTACAGACTACAAGAAAACTCCAAAGTCTGGGATGCCACAACTTCCTAAAGATTATTTAAAAACACATAAGAATAAATGTTTAAGAATGATTGCTAAGGCTAGAGAATATGACAAAGCAATTAATACATTTATTACAGGACTATTAAGTTATGTCCATGAAGGTAGAATACATGCAGATGTAAATCAAATTAGATCTGACCAGGGAGGAACTGTTACTGGAAGATTTTCTATGTCAAACCCTAACTTACAACAGATTCCTTCAAAAGGATATATTGGTAAAAAGATGAGAGAAATGTTTTTACCTGAAGAAGGTTGCAAGTGGGGTAGTTTTGACTACTCGCAACAAGAACCACGGATCGTGGTGCATTACGCTGTCAAGTTAGGTTTACCAAAAACAGAAGACTTAGAACAAGAGTTTAATAAAAATGATGCTGACTTCCATCAAATAGTTGCTGACATGGCAAAAATTTCTAGAACACAAGCAAAGACAATTAACTTAGGACTCTTCTATGGTATGGGTAAATTAAAATTACAGGCAGAACTTGGTTTAGATAAAATACAAGCTAAAAAATTATTTGATGAATATCATAACAAAGTACCTTTTGTTAGAATGTTATCTCAAGGTTTAATTGATTTTGCAAAAGATAATAAATTATTATTTACATTATATGATAGATTTTGCAGATTTAATAAATGGGAAACTTTAGACAGAGAATGGGATCCTACGAGAAATAGATATAAAGAAGTTAAATTATATACTGAAGAAGAAGCTAGACAAGCTTTTAAAGCTGAGATGTTAGAGAAGTATAAAGAAAATAAAATAGATCCTAATTACATGAATAACTTTGAACATCATTATACACCTGCATTTACTTACAAAGCTTTAAATAGATTAATACAAGGATCTGCAGCAGATATGACTAAAAAAGCTATGGTAGATTTATATGAAAAAGGTATAATACCACACATACAAATACATGATGAGCTTTGTGTATCTGTAGAAAATGAAGGACAAGTAGATACCATAGTTAAAACTATGGAAAATGCTATTCCTGATTTTAAAATAAAAAATAAAGTGGACTATGAATCTGGTCCTAATTGGGGTAAAATAGAATGATCTATGGCTTATTTAAATGCGAACATACCCCCAATATATTGTAAGATAAGGAAGGAGTATCTTTATGATTTTAAAGAACATCAAGGAGAGTCTAGTGACTGCGTTATCTTTGGTCTTGTCTCTATATCAGGTCGCGCGCTCTTATTTAATATCATGTTACCCAATGGTGCGTGCTTTTGGCGTTTGCCTATCTCAGCGTTTTTCCAAAAATCGTATGACCGAGCCGATGTGCCGGATATGCAGGCGGACGAACTCCAACTGTGGAATTGTTTTAGTTATTGGCCTAGCGTGCATTGCTTTGATTGGTTGGCTGGTATAAACGGTAAATATCTAGGAAAAGATAAAAAATTTTATCATGGAGAGTATCTTTTTACAGTTGACTGGGCGCATCCAGAGACTAATATACTCAATACAGAACATTCTGAAATTCCTCAAGAGCATAAGTGTGCGCACGTATTGGCTCTTGCTAACGGCAACTTTGCAGCTCAGCCTAATAATCGCATTTTGTGGCATGTTAATTCATACACTACTGATAACAGCTGGCCTGACTATAAAGTACAAAACACTGTCTGGGATGTCGAAGGTGGCGATTGGGTTACGGAAGATTCTGACAAAATGTTTTACGAGATAGAGGAAACAAAAGATTAATATGGAGATTGTTACTATGGATTACAGATTCACAGGGATATTAATTATATTAATGTGCTTACTAGCAATATTTGGAGGACCTATAAGATGAAAAAATGCAAACAATGTGAAAAAGAATTTGAACCAAAAGATGAATTAGATTTATTCTGTAGTCAAAATTGTAAAGAAGAGGCACTAGCAGAATTAGATTCTGATTCTGATGAGTGTCTATCATGTCAATAAAAATAGACGACAATACAAGTATCGGTCTTCCGTTACGTAATTTAATAGGATTGGTTGCAGCCGTAATTGTAGGAGCGTGGTTTGCATTTGGTGTTATTGAAAGACTCAATGCATTAGAGACAGCAAATAAATTATTTGAACAAGACTTATTAGAAGCATCAGCACAAAAACCAATTGATCAAGAACAGTTTATGTTATTAGAACATATTGCAGAAGGATTAGAAAAATTAACAATTAGAGTTGACGGAATGATGAACAATAGAGTTAATATTGAAAGATTACAAACAGATGTTGAAAGACTACGAATAGACGTAGAGAAATTGAAAGATAGCGTTAGAGCTAATATTGGTAAACTCAATGGGAATCATTAATGATAAAATTAGTATTTGCATTATGTTTGTTTATAAATGGAGAACTTGTAGAACACAGAATACAAGATAGTTTATCTACGTGTCTTAAAATGAAAAGAGAAGCATCAAGGAATATGGAAATGAACAATAAAAAGTTTATGTGTGGTGAAGTAAAAGCAGAGCTTGAAAAAAATATTGATGGATCTTTAACTATAAAGAGTATAATACAGAGTAAATGAGTTATTTAATTAAATTTACACCTGAAGTTGTAAATGGTTTATGTCCTACTTGTGATGAAAATACATTATTAGTAAGTTTAACTAGAGAAAGTTATAGATGTATAACCTGTGGAACGGATCTACAACAGCATATAAATGGTAAAATAAGCTATATTCCTATGATTTCTAAGCCTATCAATGAGAAAATAAACGGTATAAAAGACTGGGAAAACAATGGCTAAACAAAAATTTGTACATTACGTACCACGTCCAAAACCTAAAAAACGTCCAGGCGTTCATAAAAAATCAAAAAATAAGGCAGAAAAAAGGCAACAGAAAAAAACTAGATATAAAGGTCAAGGCCGTTGACAACTATCATTTAATATCCTATTCTCTTTATAAAAAAGGAGAAAGTTATGTTGTGGAATATAAAACAAAAAATAGTAAACCACTTATACGAGTCTGAATTGTTTGAGCCTTCTATTGGTAGAACGGCACACAAAGCAGCTGTATTAGTAGAAAGAATCGTTGAATCTAAAGAACCAAGAAAGGAGTTAAAGAAATGGCTAAACGAGCAAAACGAACTGTAAAAAATATAAAGTTAAAAGTTGATGGAATTAGTTCTAAACAATGGACCAACTATCTAAAGAACCAAGAAAGGAGTTAAAGAAATGGCTAAACGAGCAAAACGAACTGTAAAAAATATAAAGTTAAAAGTTGATGGAATTAGTTCTAAACAATGGACCAACTTTGTTATAGAATTAAATCTTATGGCAAGAGCCTGGAAACCTTATGGTGTTGATATAAAGTTACAAGCACCTGGTGTTAAAAACATTATAGCGTGGGGGAGAAAAATAAATGAGTCGTATAAAAACTGATCACTTAGATGAACTTGCTAATCAATATCATAAAACTAAAGATCCTTACTACAAAGATCTTTGGTATAACATAAAACTAAAGATCCTTACTACAAAGATCTTTTGTATAAAAAAATAAAGGAGTTAACTAGTGGAATTAATCATACTTCAGGATGGGATCTACAATTTGATACCGGTCACGAAAGAAATGATAAATCTAAAAGTTTACGCAAAACTTGATTGTTTTGATCTTTGTAACATTATACGAGAAGCACTGACCACGTATCACGGACCATGGAACAGTTATTTCATGAACGATGGTAGTGGTCAGTTTATCGGTTGTATGTGTTAAACGTACCTACCCTAAAGAGGGAAAATGTAAGGGTAGGTAAATGGTGAGAAGATAAGCCCCTTTACCTTAATTTTGCCATATTGTCAACTAGATTCAAGTTCTTTACAAGCAAATCTAGTATATACCTGTTCTTTTGTTAATATTTCTGGATCAAATGCTTCTAAAAGTTTGTAAGAATATTCATATCCATGCAGAGCACAATCTCTGTAATTATCAAAATATATTGTTGCTTCTTCAATAACTCTACACTGTTGATAACTCATGCTACACACAGCTAAAGTAAAAATAAAAACTTTTATCATTGACAATCCTACAAACCTACTTATATATTGTTTAGAAATAATGAAAGGAAACGCATATGACTGATATGACTAAATACAAAAATGTTTCTCTATCAAAGAAAACATACTCTGTTTTAGAACGATTGTCTAAAAGTATTTTGCCTGAATTTCCAGGTGGAAGACTATCAATTGCTAAAACTATTGAATACATTGCAAACGAGAAAGCGAAAAATCTCAATGGCAAACTTAAAAGTTAAAAAAGTATACATTTGCCCTACATGTAAGGGCAATGGATATGTTAAGATAAAAAACAACGAA